TGGAACCGACCGCCGCGACAAGCCCGGCTCCGCTGACGCCGGGGGCCGTCGTGACTGACGGCTGGTCATATCGCTACGGCGGCGAGACGTTTACCGAGCCCGGCGAGTGGGTGCATCTGCCCGCTGGGGAGGCCGGGAACTTGCTCCTGTGGATCAAGGGCGTTGAGGCTGGAAGCTGATGGAGCATACACTGGACCATGAATCCCGGCTTTCCCGCATTGAGGCATTGCTCGAAGCGCTCAACCAGCGGCTTGACGACGCGATACTCACGCAACTCCGCGATCATGGAAAACGCATTCGGGATCTTGAGGATCATATCTCGGTTATGGCCGAGACGTGCGCGCGGGAACGCGGGGAGCGGCAGGGCAGCAGGACAACGGCCATCGCCATTATAACCGCCCTCTCGGGAGTTGGCGGTTGCATCGGTGCCATTGTGGGCCGGATGTTTTGAGAATGCCCTGTGCATGAATGGACACCTACGCGCTCCAGCGTCAGCTTCTTCAGGCAGAACTTCCTCCAACGGAAAAGCTTGTAGGTATGGTGCTCGCCCTACACATGGACAAGCGGACCGGAAAAATCCGCGTGCGGCAGGAAACCGTCGCGCAGGAGTGTGGCGTGTCTGCGCGAACAGTGCGCAGGGCCGTTGCTGCGCTCGTATCCTCCGGGGTGTTCGTCTCCGTGGCAACCGGACGCTCCTCGGTTTTGGTTGCTGGTTCTGGAAAGAGTACTGGAAGAGTGGACCGGCCACCGGTGTCCTATCAGACCGGTCACGGGTGTCCGCAATTGAAGCGGAAAAGGGCCCCTTGGGAGTATGATTTGGCGCACAGTACGAGGCCCGAGGAAGAGGAGAAACGAGGGCATGAAAGGTTTTTGAGAGAACAGGAAGAACGCAGGCCAAACGGGGGGTGCGACGATGGCTGCACGATTTGATTGGGAATCCATCCGGGCCGAATACGAAGTGGGGGCGAGCCAGTCCGATCTGTCCAAGCGTTACGGTGTGAGCCGGACAGCCATCCAAAAGCGCATCCGGGCCGAAGGATGGGTGCAGGATATTTCCGGCACCGTGAACCGCATGGCGGAGGCCAAGGTTGCGGGCGTAGTTGCAGGCTGCAACCCTCAAAAAAAGGCCGAAGCCTTGGACCGCGCCGCCGAAGCCAAGGCCGCCGTCATCACCCGCCACCAACGGGAATGGGATCGACATCAGGCCCTCATTGATGAGGCGTTGTCCCTGGGCAGCTTCGACAAGGCCAAGCTCGCCAAAATCACAGCCGAGACGATCAAGATCCGGCAGGAGGGCGAGCGCAAGGCGTGGGGCATCGTTGACAAAGCCGCGTTGGATCACACTTCATCCGACGGTTCGCTATCTCAGCGTCCGGTGGATCTCTCGCACCTCTCTCCGGACGAGCTGCTTCGCCTGACAAAGGAAGCCTTCAAAACGCCGGATCATGAGTAGCCTCGCCATCCTTTCCGATATCCGGAAGGCGCTGGCCCGGAGCTGTCTCGCGGCCTTCGTGCGCTACACCATGCCCGGCTACCGCATGGGATGGGTGCATGAGGAAATCTGTTCCGAGCTGGACGCCTTCCTTGCCGATGTCGTAGCTGGACGTTCCCCGCGCCTCATGCTGACCATGCCGCCCCGCCACGGGAAAAGCGAGCTGGCCTCCCGCCGCTTCCCGGCCTACGCCTTGGGCCGCTACCCCGATCTATCCGTCATTTCAACGAGCTACGCCGCCGACCTGTCCTCGCGCATGAACCGCGACGTTCAGCGCGTCATCGACAGTCCGGAATACCGGGAACTCTTTCCCGGAACGGCGCTGTACGGCAAGAACATCCGCACCGTGGGGAACGGCTCCTACCTACGCAACTCGGATATATTCGAGGTAGTGGGGCACGCTGGATGCTACCGTTCCGCTGGCGTGGGCGGCGGCATCACGGGCATGGGCGGGCATATCGTCATCGTCGACGACCCATTCAAAGACCGGGCATCCGCCGATTCCCCGACCATCCGCCAGAACGTCTGGGACTGGTACACGTCCACGCTGTACACGCGCCTCGCGCCCGGCGGGGGGGTTCTCATTATCAATACGCGCTGGCACATGGCCGACCTTTCCGGGCGGCTGCTTGAGGCCGCCGCACGGGGGGAGGGCGACCACTGGCGTGTGGTGGACTTCCCCGCCATCGCCACGGCGGACGAGCCACATCGTAAGGCCGGGGAAGCCCTGCACCCGGAACGTTACCCGCTGAGCCAGCTCCTTGCCATTAAGAAAGCCCTCGGCACACGCGACTGGGAGGCCCTGTACCAGCAGCGGCCTACGCCCGACGGCGGCGCCATTTTCAAATCCGAGTGGTTGCGCTTCTGGCTCCCCAAAGATCTGCCAGAGCAGTTCGACCAGCTCCTTATCTCGTGGGATATGACGTTCAAGGACGGCGACGATACCGACTTTGTCGTGGGGCAGGTGTGGGGCCGGAAGGGGGCCGCCCGCTACCTCCTGGATCAGGTACGACGGCGTATGGGCTTTACGGATACGGTGGCTGCGTTCCGGGCGCTCGCCGCTAAATGGCCCGGCGCAACCCGTAAGCTGGTGGAGGATAAGGCCAACGGCCCGGCAGTCATCGACGCGCTGAAACATGCCGTGCCCGGTATCATCCCCGTGGAGCCGGACGGCAGCAAGACAGCTCGCGCCCATGCTGTGACTACGTTCTTCGAGGCCGGGAACATCCTGCTCCCGCATCCTGAGCATTGCCCATGGGCACGGGAGTACGTCGCGGAACTGACGCAGTTCCCCGGTGCGCCCCACGACGACCAAGTGGACGCCACAACGCAGGCCCTGCGTGATTTCGATACCAAGCGGCCCATGTGCATCAACCCCGCCATCCTCAATCAGCCACGGATGGGAAGGAGAATATAAATAGTTAGAGTCCTGCCTCTTGACATCTTTCCTTCACAAAAGGGTTCTCGTTACCTTGTAGTCTTTCAATACGTCTGGCCCGCGTGCATTCCCACGCATCAACCGGATACATCTTGTCCCATGCGTCCATGAGCTGCGTCTGCTGGCGGCTCATGCGGTAGCGCGGTGCGTAGGCGTCGGCCATATACTTGTAGGTCCGGGCAATTTGTCCCCTTGATCTGATAGGCGGCTCGGCCTTTCTGTCCGCAATCTTCATCTCACAACTCCCGAAGTCCGGCTTTTCTCCCGGCAACATCTGAAAGTTGTAGTTCTGGCGTAGGGCATTCACCGCGCCGATGGCCGGATACAGATTGTACAGGTCAGCCTGCATGAGCCTGTATTCCCGGCTGACCTTCTCGGCGCACTTGCGGCCTTTGAACGCCTTTCCCTTGTTGTCCACGCACTGCGCGTCGCCTTCGCGCCACTCCGCGAACGCCTGCCCGAAGTTCTCGGCGGGGACCACGTGTTCCCATTCCACCTTCCCGGACCGCTTCTCGTGCTTCGCGGCAGTAAAACCCTCCGGCAGGGTGACGTTCTTCTTCTCGTCGAACGCCGCCCCACAGTAGAGCGTGATCCGATGGTCATAATAGACCTGCCGTTCCAGCGTCTTCTTGGACTTGCTGAACGAATCGTTCCATTCGTTACCCGCGGCCTGCGCCTCGGACGTCATAACCAGCGCGGCCAGCAAAAACACCATGATGCTTTTGTACATGCGGATACCTCCCTAAAGGTATCCATGTATATATAGATTAATCTATATTGATACAATATGAAAGGTGTCCGACATCCATGCACCCGAACCTTGTTCACGGTGTGTTTTCTTCTTCGCTCATAGCATGATGCCCCCATGAGCAAGAAGCGCACTTATCGACACGCCACCTCCATACCTCAAGTGCAACCGTCGCGCCGTCTGAATCTCTCCCCGGACGTGCGCGGCGGCCTTGCTCAGTCTTTGCCGCCTACGCCCGACGACATCAGTCGGCTGTACGGTCCTGCGAAGACGCTCGGCGCGCCCAAAGAGGTGCAGCTTGCGATGGATACGCGGCTTGCGGATTCCGGCGTCTATTCCCTGCTCCAGCACTCGCTTGAGCTTGGGGTCGGGATTGCGCCGCAATTCATGGGCTACGGCGTCCTCCAGAATCTTGCCCAGAACGGATTGATTCGTGCCTGCGTCGAGACGGTATCCGACGACATGACCCGAGCATGGATTGAGTTCAAGCGCGAAGGGGAGGGCGGCGACGAGTCATTGCTCACCGACCTTGCGCAGGCGTGTAAGAGGTTCGCACTGCAACGCCTTTTCCATGAGGCGACCGAGCTTGTGGGGTACGAGGGCGGGGCCTTCCTTTTCATCGACACCGGAGCAGTCGGGGAAGAGCTGGAACGCCCGCTGAACGTCAGCCCGTATTCCGCCGAACTCAGGCCCGGCGGCGTGCTGCGCTTCGTCGTCATCGACCCCGTGAACGTCTTCCCCGGAGACTACAACAGCCTTTCGCCGCTTGAGCCGGACTACTTCCGCCCGCGCTGGTGGTGGGTGCTCGGACAGCGGGTACACGCCTCGCGCCTCATCCGATTGGTTGCGAACGAATGCCCGGTGCTGCTGCGGCCCGCCTACAATTTTTTGGGCATCCCGCAGGCGCAGATCCTCTGGGATTACGTCCTGCATTTTCAGGAATGCCGCGCCGCCGAAGCCCGGCTACTGACCAAGTTTTCGCTGACCGTCTTCAAGACGAAGATGGAAGACATCCTGTACTCAGCCGGGGGCACCGCTCAGATCGATACCCGCATCCGGTACATGATTCAGACCATGACCAATGACGGCGTGCTTGCCGTCGACAAAGAATCGGAAGACGTGGTCAAGCTGGAAACCCCGCTTTCAGGCGTGACCGACATCGTGCGCCAGTCCCTTGAAATCCTCGCCGCCCTGAACCGAACCCCGGCGGTCAAGCTGCTCGGCATCAGCCCGTCAGGGTTCAATGCCACGGGCGAATCGGACATCCGCAACTATTACGACCATGTCAGGAGCCAGCAGGAGAAAGTCCTGCGCGACGGCATCAAGAAGGCGCTCGACTGTATCCAGCTCTACCTGCGCGGAACCATCGACCCTTCCGTGACTTTCGACTTCGCGCCCCTCGGCGAAGAGGACAGGGCAGCCCTTGCGACGCTCCAGAAGACCAAGGCCGACACCATCGCCGTCTACATGGATCGGGACATCATCTCTCAGGAAGAAGCCCGGCAATCCCTTGCCAGTGACCCGGACAGCGGCTTCTCCGACATCGACCCGGCGGAAGTGCCGCAGGGCAATGGAATGCCCGACGCCCTGCCGGAAGCCGGGGAAGAGGGCTTGATGCCCGACATCGACGATGTGGACAAGGCCGGGGCCGTCTATGGCTAAGGTCATCCGCGCCATCAAGCCCAACGCGGGCATCCGGGCGAAATACCGGAAGCGGCTGGTGTCGCTTCTCGACGAGATGCAGCGTTCCGTCGTGTGGTGGCTGCGCGCCGAGTACAGGAAGCAGGAAACCCGCATAGCACAGGATGCGTCCCCGGCGAGTGACCTGCAAGACCGCCTCAAGAGCCTGTTCCGGTACTGGACGAAGCGGTGGAGGGAAAGCGCGGAGAGTTTTGCACGGGAGTTTGTGGGCAGTACGAGGCGGCGCACGGAAGCCAGCATGAAGCAGGCCCTCAAGGATGCGGGCTTTACGGTGAGGATGGATAGAAGCAGGGCCATGAACGACGTGGCGCGGGCTCTTTTCGAGGAAAATGTCAACCTCATCAAGTCCATCCCGCAGCACTATTTCACGGAAGTGACGGGGCTTGTACAGCGATCCGCCAGCATGGGCCGGGGCGTGGCCTTTCTTACCGACGAACTGCACAAGAGGTACGAGATCACCCGGCGCCGGGCCGAATTTATCGCCCGTGACCAGTCCAACAAAGCGACTGAGGCTCTTAAGCGGGTGCAGGACAAAGAGCTCGGCATCACCGAAGGCATCTGGGTGCATGTGCCGGGAAAGAAAACGAGCCGCCATACCCACCAGATGATGAACGGGAAAAAGTTCGTCATCGCGGAAGGGCTCTACGACTCTGACGTGAAGCGCAAGGTGCTTTGCGGCGAGCTTCCGGGGTGCCAATGCACGTATCGGTCCGTCATCCCTGAATTTGGAGACTAGTCTATGTATCAAAACAAAGGCGTCACCTTCGACGCGTCCCCCTCACAGCGGGAAACCGACGAGAACGGGTTCCTGCACGTCGGGGCGTCGCACATCACGAAAGCGACGGTGAACCCCTATTACGGGCGGGAGATTCCGGGCTGGCAGGAAGCCGGGCTTGACCCGGAGACTGTCTACTACGGCCTGCGCGACCCGGAAGAACTTCAAGCGTCGCTTGAAACATGGGCCGGGCTGCCGCTGCACATCGAGCACCATATCGACAGCGCGGAAGAACCGCAGAAGCTCACCCGCGTGGGGGCGGTGGGCACGGGCGCGGTCTGGAACCCGCCGTATGTGGATGCGCCGTTGACCGTGTGGGATCGGGCCGCCATCGACGCCATCGAAGACGGATCCTTCCGGGAACTCTCCTGTGCCTACCGTTACGACCCGGATTTCACGCCGGGCAGCTACGAGGGCATCCCCTACGATTTCATCATGCGGAACATCCGCGGCAACCACGTCGCACTGGTCGAAGAAGGGCGGGCCGGGCCGGACGTGGTGGTGGCGGATTCTCATCCAACTTCAACGAAAAAAGGAACGCTTATGGGCACGTTTAAGAAATGGTTCCGGGGCGCGCAAGACGACAACCCGGACATCGAAAAGCAGGAAGTGGAGCTTGCGCAGGCCATCATCGACCTGCACAAGGTCGACCCCGTGACAGGCGAAATCGTGGACGTCACCGAAGACGAGGACAAGGCGGAGGAAATCCGCAAGCTCGTCGGTGAACTGTCCGCCAAGCTCGATCCTGAAGATGTCAAGAAGCTGACGGACTCCCTCTCCGATCTGGCCTACTCCAAGGCCACGGGCGACGAGAAGCCGGAGAAAAAGGAAGCGATGGACGAAGAAGCCAAGAAAGCTATGGACGCCTGCGGGCTTGATGCGGAAGACCCCGCCGAATCCCGCGCCTTTGCCGAAGGCGTAAAATACGGCGAGGAACTGGAGCGCAATCCGGACGAACGCAGGAAGCTCGACCGCGAGCATGAGTCCGAGGGTATGAAAAAGGCTATGGATGCCTGCGGCCTCGACGCTGAGAACCCGCAGGAGAGCAAAGCCTTTGCCGAGGGCGTCAAGTACGGTGAGGAGCGGATCCGGAACCCCGAGGAACGGCGCAAGCTTGACCGGGAACACGAATCCGAGGGCGAACGCCGCGAACTCGGCAAGGACGAGGACAAGGACGCGGCCATTAAGCGCATCCTCGCTTCCGTCCCCGACCTCACACCGGAGCAGAAAAAGAAGCTGACCGACTCCCTCGCCGATCTCGCCTATTCCCCCGCGACCGGAGATGAAGCCCCGGACGACAAGGGAGCCGCTCAGGACAGGGCATTCCGCCGCCGTGGTCCGCGTCCTCTCACCGCAATGGACGCCGCCCGCATCAAGGCATCCGCAGTCGCCGAAGCGCAGGAGCATATGCGGAACCTCACCCGTGCCGTGCGCGACGTGCGCGGGCTGGTGGGCGAACTTGACCCGTTGTCCTTCGACTCCGCGTCCGACGTCTACGGCTACGCGCTGGAGCAGCTTGGGGAGAATCCCCGCAAGTACCCCCGGCAGGCATGGCCCGGTATGATCGATATCCTCCGCAAGCAGAAGGCGACACCTTCCGTTGCCCGTGACGCGGCCCCCGTCGGGCGCATGTCCGGCAGCTTCGCCGGTCTTTCCAATATCACCATTGCAGAATAGGAGGCACACCATGCCTTTGCAGTCCCAAGTCAATCTTTCCGTCGCTCCCGGCGTTGCGGGCGATAAAGCGACGCCCGACCAGAGCATCTACACCCCGCTCAACCCTCTGGCGGCGGTGGCCCTCCCTGTGGGGCGCTTCGTCTTCCCTGTCGTGGATTCCGGCGTGATCGACAACACGCGGGCCACCAACGTCGCGGGCACCGCCACAGCCGTGCTCGGCTTCGTGGAGCGCGTCATCAACTACGTGAACTATGAACTGCTTTCTGACGGCACCCTGACTGTCCCGGCAGGCTCGAACCTCACCGTGGCCGTGAAGGGCGACTATTGGGCCGTTTCTACGACCAAGGCCACGGTGGGGCAGGCCGTCCTTGCCTCCACCGCTGACGGTTCCATCAGCACCGGGACCCCCGACGGGACGCACCTCGATACGGGGTGGGTCGTCAAGACGCCCGGCGAAATCGGGGAACCGATCATCATCAGCAATTGGGGACAGGCCGCAGCGTCGGGATCCGGCGGCGACACCTCAAACTTGATGCAGAAAGATTTCAGCAACGCCACCGGAGCGCTCGGCGTGGCCAACGGCGGAACTGGCGCAACCACTGCGGAACAGGCCCGCACCAACCTCGGCGCAGCCGCCGCCGGAGCGTAGGAGGTACTACATGAATCCGACTTTTGAACAGGCCAAGCGCTACGGCTTCATCTTCCCGGGCGCCCGCATGTGGGCAACCCCGGAGAACCGCGCCCGCATTGCGCAGGACGCCGCGCTCATCACTACTCCGAACACGACCGTCCCCGCCGAGCTTCTGGCGTATATCGACCCGATGGTCATCGAAATCCTGACCGCGCCCCGGCGCGCCCGCGAAATCTTCGGCGAAGAGAAGAAGGGCGACTGGACGACCCCGTACATGAAGTGGCGCGTCGACGAAATGACCGGAAAGACCGAGCCGTATTCCGACTATGCCAACGGCACGACTTCGGGCGTGAACTCCGAATGGCAGACCCGCGTGCAGTACGTCTTCCAGACGTCCATCACCTACGGCGACTTTGAAGTGGACATGTCGAGCACGGCAAAAGTCAACCTCGCTGCCTCCAAGCAGCGTGCGGCCGCCAACGTCATCGACATCGACCAGAACCGTTTCTACCTGCTCGGAGTCGCCGGGAAGGAAATCTACGGCATCCTTAACGATCCGAACCTCCCTGCTGCGATCACCGCAGGGGCCACGGGCACGGGCGGCTCCACGAAATGGGCCGACAAGACCACGGTGCAGATCTACAATGACGTCCTCGCCCTGTTCGCGCAGCTTTCCGAGCAGTCCAGCGGCCTCATTGACAAAGACACGCCCCTCAAGCTCTGCCTCTCCCCCGAACTGGCCGTTCGCCTCGGCGCGGCTACCGATTTCAACGTGTCCGTGCTGGATATGTTGAAGCGGTACTTCACCCGCATCGACATCGTGACCGTCCCCGAACTGCACAGCATGACCGCCGGGGAAACCATGTTCCTCATCGCCCCCGAAGTGAACGGGCAGCGATCCGGCACGCTGGCCTTCGGAGAAAAGATGCGTGCTGGACGCGTCGTGCCCGACCTGTCCAGCTTCCGCCAGAAGTTCGTCGGCACCACCTACGGCGGTATCGTGCTCATGCCCTTTGCCTTTGCGCAGATGACAGGCATGTAAAGCTGCTGCCTTCCCCCCCCATGCGAAAGCCCCAACCGCCTGTTTAACGGTTGGGGCTTTCTTTACGTAGTCAGGCGTCATTTTCCAAGCTGCTGTATATTTGCGTCCAGCCACATCTCGACTGCTTCCCGTACTACCTGTGAGCGTAGGATACCCCTATCCGTACATACATCGTTCAGCCGTTCCCAGACATGATCCGGCATAGATACAGTCTTTACTGTTGCACGATTTTCAACCTTTTTTTTACGTCCAGATCCTTTACGGCGTCCACCCTGCTTTTTTTCTTGTGCATCACTCATCCGTTGCGTCTCCCCTCATCAAAAAGCTATCTTCTTCCCACTGGCTGCGCCAGAAATACCCGTGCATCCTCTTTTCAGTAGAGACGTATTCTGTAATGCCGATCAGCGGCTCCGCAAAAGCATGGAGGTACCCGTTCCGTGCCCCTCCGCGAACTTGAAAGTCTGTGATTGCTGAAAAACCGATATTCGTTGCGGACAGCCATTTTCCGCTGTACGTTCCTATCGCGGTTACAAGCTGTTCAATGGGGTTTCCAGGACTCATAACGTCGCGCCGATCCAAAACAACTTTCCCGGCGGGAATGCACTCTAGAAGCGTAGAGCGGTCATCATGCAAAGCCGGGGTGTCGTATGAAGTGATCAGCCCACCGGAGAACTTTCCGAAGTTCAAGAAAAGATCCACGGCGTTCGGTACGGAATGCAGGGCTTCCGACAGTTCAAAGATAAGGCTCACCCGCATATGCCCAGTTGCTTCGGGCTGCAAAGAGAGGTGTATGGAGTTTTTTACATAGTCACTCCCGTTACGGGACTTTTCAAAAGTAAAAGCCGCTCCTCGTCTTTGACTGGGCTCGAAGATGGCGGTTTCATGTTCTCCAAGAGATTCGATGCCATGCACGACGAGGCATACTCCGGTAACTTTGGGACCATGCATTTCGCGCTCCAGCGCATGGCCCATTCCCCATGCAGCAAAGAGGGGAGCGCCGTTGATCATAGCCGTATTTGTCATGATGTTGGCGGATTGCACAGAGAAATTGGAAAGGATAAGGTAGGTTCCCTTTCCTGAAGCCTGACGGCTGGCGGGCTTGTAGCGCATGGCTTTGGGCGCAGAAAGAAAAACAGGATGCTGTACCATTCTTTTAGAGGCAAAGTGTCCTAAATTATGAGGATTTGACCCTCCAAAAGCGAGATGTGCGCGGCGAATTTTGATACCTATCCGGTTCTTTTCTGAAAAAATGTCATGGTTGTGCTTTGTGACAGCCTCCAGCACCAGGACACATAATCCGATGGATGTCATGGGAGATAGAGAGACATACCCAGAGGATACATCTTTGGGTATCAGTAACTGACGAATGCGGCGGTCAATGGACTCTGTGCCAGTAGCAAATCCTGTTTTGCGGATTTCCTTCAAGGCGGCTTCTATTTCCGCCTTCTCTTCTTCCTCCCCTTCTTCGAGTGTTTTGTATAGAGCGCTTACCTTTCCCACATCCTTGGCTCCGCTTGCCGTATCCAGCGGCAGAGAGAGCCCTGCCGCAAGGCATGTTCTTGCGGACAGGTACGGGAGTTCGAGAACGGCACCCGACGACAAGCGAATACCGATGCTGGAATTCGAGTTCACCAGCTTTGAACTGAAATCGATAAGATCGTCGATGTCTATCTTAGTCTTCCTCTTCATCGTCTGCCTCCGTTGCCGCTTCCAGCGTTATGAACTCGGGAAGAACCGCAATGCTGCCGCATTCGTCATCCATCTCCACAGCTTTAAATCCAAGCTTACGGGCAAAGGCGATCCGCATGGCCTGAGCCTCCCAACCCGCGTCGTCCTCGTCCATTCCGAGAAGGTCTGCCCAGTCTTCCCGTTCTTGAAAGTCCAGTTCTTCCGAAACCACGGCTTGCCAGCATAGATCAAAATGGATTTCGTCTATCCCGCGCTCTTCCATAATTTCACGTAGAGCCGTTCCCGCAGCACCGTCATCAAGATACGGAAGGTCTTCCGTAAAAAAGATATCCTTGACGTCTACTTCGCACTGGTAGACGTAATCTCCGTATCCCTTTGCTGTTCCATACGTGCGGGCAAAGAACATCGCTCCGAAGTTATACCCTAACCCTGTTCCTGAGTTAGATATAGCCAAATGTTCAATCATGCTTCCGTGGTACAGCTTCATGGTGGCATCTCCTTTACCCTTTCGTTGAAAATACAATAGCACCATTTTTTGAAAAAATAAACAATTTTTTCAAAAAAAGTTTTATCTTTTTTAACTCGTCAGTAACAGAAGGGAGAGGCAGAAAAACAAAAAGGGGCGGCTCTTAAAGCCACCCCTTTTCTACGATATTCTTTCTTTATTAGAATCCGAGCCAGCCGAAGCCCTTGGCCATAACGGCGACAAGGGCAAACCCTATGGCGATTTGCCATTTCAAAAGATCATACTTGACCTTCAACACTTCAGCACGAATTTTTTCGATCTCCGCTTGCACTTTCAGGTCCAATTCCCGAATTTCTTTTTGCAACCGCAGTTCCGTTTCGCGCAGATCTCCCTTGGTGGCACTGGCGTTCCTTTGGCTCTCGTCAAAGCGTTCCAGTACTTCCACGATGGCTTTTGCGGCTTCCTCGCCGACGGCCTTTTCAAGCTTTTTTCCATCATCGAACAGCAACATGGGGGAATCCCTCCGTTGGTGAAGTCTTATATGATTCATGCAGGCTTGCCAAGGATTACCCTAGCATCAACCTGTTTGCCGTCTTCGCGGCACGGATGGCAAGACGCATATCATCAAGCGCGGATTCGAGGTTTTGCCGGGCGGTGTAGGTTGGGGCTGTCATGAGCTGGATAAGCGCGTCAACGGGCGTCTTCCCGGATGGCGATACATGCCGGAGCAGTTCGGGATACGTTCCTTGCGTCACTCGGCGGAAGTCTCGTTCCAGTCCATAAGCGCGGTCGCGGATCAGGACTGCAAGTTCCATCCAATCCTGTTCGAGCCGTTCAAGCTCCCTCACGCGGTCGCGGTATAGTGACGATGCGACGGGAAGCGACGGGTACGGAATCGCGGATTCCGCCGTGGGTATGGCATTGATGGCGCGGACGCGGACGGAAAGCAGAAACTCGCGGGCCTCGGGCATAAGCCGGGCCGGGAGCTGGCTGTATTCCGCGATGCGGAAATGGCGGTTGTGCTTCGTCCATATCTCGGCGCGGGCCTTGCCCTGCACGGCGGCGGGGTATGTCGAGAGCTTGGCGTCTACGATGAGCTTGAGCTCGGCACGTTCCGCCGCACTGATCAGCTCGTCGTTGAGCGTCACGGGTTCGGCAACGGGCACCCTGTCGCCGTACTGTTCAATCACATCCAGCACCCAACGGCGGAACGCCTTGGCAATAGGAGTACGCGCTAGCATCGCAACCAAATGGCAGCCCCGAAGGGAAAAGATGCGATTCATAGCGGGTACATCCGTGGTACTCAAATTGAGAACCACGCTCATATTATTGGAGAATTCATCCTTATGTCGGGCATAGAGCACACCAACCTTGCGGTCGTCGGAATAGCCAAGTGCTTTAGCCAATTCAGAAGAACGAATCCAGAGACTGTTTTGGTGAGTGACAGGCGTGAAGATAAATTCGTTGAAGATTAGGGCCATTTCCATAATGCAACTCCTACGTTGTCTGAATTGCACTCTCTGAAATAGAAAGCGCCGGGTGTTCAGAACGGCGTAGGAACCGCTGGCGGCCTTTAGCTTTCGCTTGGACATATCCGCCACACCCGGCAAACATTGGATGCAATAATAGCCCAAAAGACAGCCAAGAAAAACTCTTGACTTTGGAAAAAGGGCATAAAAAAGCGCCATGCTATCGGGTGGCGTTTGTCCGCCTACGGGGTTCTGAAGCCCGTGCACAAAAGACAGCACAAAACTCGGAAAATGTAAAGAGAAAAGCAGTGGCATTGCCCGCATCTGGATGTTCTTCATCATTGGCGGGCAACGCCACGTTGGAAAGTTTTACTTGTTATCGTATTTCAAGGCCGTAGCCCGGATTCGATCCGCAAAGGGGATAATATCTTCCAGTTTTTCGATGTCTTCCTTTGCGTCTTTATTCTCCCCATCAAACAGTCCGACCCTCCACTGTTTTCCGTTGAAATACAGGCGGCACAGAGGCTTGAGCCTGTTGTCGTCAAGAAGGATGGAGCAGTAGCTGATGCTGTCCCGCATGGCTACGCGGGCCGGATCAACGGTGCCCACCAGAAGCGATTTGACAAGGTAATACGCCTCTTTTTCTTCCTCGGTGGTGACTATACGCGAATCCAGCTCTTTTCCTTGTGGGGTATCTTCGGACTCTATCTCTACAATTTCCGGTTTCTGCTGCGTCATGGCATTTTTCAATCGGTCGTTGATGCGGTCATTGATGAACTGGTCAAGCGCAGCGGTAAGGATTGGAGTGAAGCGATCCAGAACATTTTGCGTGATACGTCCATCATACGTCTGGCCGATGAAAAAGCGTGCGAAATCTTCATGCGGCTTTTCCATTTGTTCGGACATGAGGCGTTTGAACTCTCGGTTGTACTTGAGTTCGTTTGCCGCGCTCATGCAGGCATCCCGATCAAACTTGCCTTTTGCCAGTTTGCGCAGTTCCGGGAGTAGCATTTCGTCCATATCGTCAAGGACGAACTCCATATATGGCTTGCTGTCCATTTTGTTGGCTGTTTCAAGATCAGAATAGAACCGGTAACGGTTGCCGTCCGTCAGGATGGCAATGGGGGCTTCCGTTCCGTGGAAGTAAAGCTGTAGCTGGTTGCAGTGCTTCATGTCGAGAGACGTTCCCAAAGCCTTGCATTCCAGAAGAAGGATAGGCTTGCCGTCAACAAGAATCGCATAGTCCACGCGGGCGTCTTTATACTCGCCAATAGGGGCTGAAAATTCGGGCACGACTTCCGCAGGATTGAAAACATCGTAACCAAGGGCCGCGATGAAGGGCATCACCAAGGCGTTTTTCGTGGCCTCTTCGGTCTTGAGGCTATCTCCCAGATTCTTTACCTTTTTCGACAATTCAGCAATTCTTTCCGAAAAATCCATGGTCCTCTCTCCCTGTTCGGATTCAAGTTAATATATTAAGATTTATATATTTTCTTATAGGTTTTCCAAGAATACAGTCCGGAAAGGATAGTGAGGATTCCCCATAACAAGGCCCCATTCGTATTGGGCGGCGTTTGGAGGGCACAACTCAGCCACAATACGGCTAGCACTACTGTTATCAGCACTCCAATGATAAGGGCAATTTTTTTAGGGGGCGTCTGAGAACGTTCATGATGTATAAGCGGGTTTGGTTCTCCACGCTCTTGGGCCAATTGGTCATCAAAAAGATAGGCACGGATAACCTCCATCATGGGGCTATTTACTTTTGCCAATGCCTTATTTCCATTTTTGAACTCAATAATGACGGTAGACTCAGTTGTCTTGCCTCCAGCTACCGCACCCGCAACCGCTCCGATGCCTCCAAGCAAGACGCCGCCGACAAGCGCGCCCCCCAAGGTCCCTCCGAGTTTTTTTACCGATTCCTCGTTGGCTACTTCACAAGAGGCAATACTGGAAAGAAAAAGTTCCTTTGCTCCAAACATTTTTGAAGAGCAACGCAACTGGTTTTTATTTTTAATGTAAATATATTCTTCTTTCCCGTAGTCCCCTGCCAGAAATTTGATGTAGGTAGCCATACATCATCCCCCTTATATTATAGATGAGGCTATCATGGCATAGGCCGTTCTAAAAATCCACCGTCGCCGCCCTCCGCCCCGAAAGGGGCTTTTCTTTTGCCTGTACGAACCTTGTTCACGGTGTGCCCCCACGCCGCCATGCGGCATCATCTCCAAAACACTATGGAGGTGCAGCGATGGAAAATTCCCCCTTGGCTCTTTTCGAGCATGAAAAGTTCGGTTCCCTTCGCGTTGTTGAGCGCAAGGTGCAACCATGGTTCGTGGCGAAAGACGTGTGCGATATTCTTGAAATGGGCAACCCTCGTTCAAGCCTTGCACTTCTGGATGAGGATGAAAAGGGCGTCCATAGTATGGACACCCCCGGTGGAAAGCAGGAAATGACAATTATTTCCGAACCGGGCCTGTATTCCCTCATCCTGCGTTCCCGCAAGCCCGAAGCCAAGGCGTTCAAGCGGTGGGTGACGCATGAGGTCATCCCCTCCATCCGTAAGACGGGCGGCTACCTGATAGCCAAGCCGGACGATACCCCCGAAGCCATCCTTGCCCGCGCCGTGCTGGTCGCGCAGGACACCATCAGGCGCATCGAAGCCGAGCGCGACGAGGCAATCCGCACCAAGGCCGAAATTGGTTCACGCCGCGAGGCCACCGCAATGGCCACCGCTTCCGCAGCCGTACGCAAGGCTGCGGCTCTTGAGAACGAACTTGGGCGGGGCAGGGACTACAAGTCCGTGAAGGGCATCCCGTGGTTCCTTGACATCTTCGCAGATACGCCAGCCGCGTACTCCGTCGCGGGACGCAAGCTTTCCGATATGTCCCGCCGTATGGATTACGAAATCCGGGAAATCGAGGACAGCCGTTTCGGGAGCGTGAAGGCGTACCACGTCGACGTGCTCGAAGCCTTCCGGCTGGCCCTGAAAAACGACCTGAACATGCTGGGCAAGTACCGCCTTCGCCGTGCTGCATAGCCGAACTTTGTTCACGGTGATTTCGTCCCGGCTCTTTTGCCATGATGACCAAAACAACGGAGGGATACAGAGATATGGCCAGACCCAAAAAGAATACCGCCCCGGAAACAACGCAGGCGACGAAGATGGATACCGTAATGGTCGCCCTGAACCGGACGACCGGGATCACGTTCCCCATGCCCGACGGACGCAAAGTGCTCATCGAAGGCAACGCCGCCAGCCTGCGCGGAAAGGAAAAGGGCGTGCTGCCCGTGGGCGCGTTTGGGCTGACGCGGGTGAACGCCGACGATTGGGCATACATTGAAAAGACCTATGGCCCGCACATGGAAATCTTCAAGTCCGGGCTTATCTTCGCGCAGGCGCGCAAGGCCGACGCCGTGGACGAGGCCGACGAAAGGGCGGAACTGCGCAACGGGCTGGAGCCCGTGGATGTGGAGAACGACCCCAAGGCGCAGACCGAACCGCTCCAGAGCAAGGCGGGGTTCTAACCCGTGGCTGTTGTTGTCTTTGACCCGCAGGAGTTCCGGGAGGCCTATCCGCGCTTCGTCGATCCGAAGACCGGGCAGCCTCTCCTGACCGATGCACAGCTTCGGCAGGCGTTCGACGTCGCCTGTCTGCTCTTGGACAACACAAACTCATCCCCGGTTCCTTATGATCCGGCCCACGGCGTCATGATCCGCAAGACGCTCCTGTACCTCCTCGTCTGCCACTTGGCGACGCTGGCCTTGTGGCCAGTGGGACAGGCCGGGCCAGTGGCCTCGGCGACGGAAGGAACTGTCAGCATCAGCTTCTCCGTGCCCCAGAACACCGGGAAAGCCTTTTACGCGCAGACGCCGTGCGGACAGACGTTTTGGCAGGCCATCCAGCCCTATGCCGTGGGCGGTCGCTACTATGCCGCCCGGTATTGGCATCCGTGGGGGTAATGGTGTCCGGAGAACTCGAAAAGCTGCTCAAGCGGTACATTACCCCCGATATCGTCGTGAAGGCCGGGGTGCTCGAAAATGCGACGCGGGGCGAAGGTGGTACTCCCGTCGCAGAGTATGCGGCGTACAACGAATACGGCGCAACAATCGAAATCCCTGAGCGGACGCAAACCTTGTACTTCAAGCGGAAGCGTGACGGCAGCGTCGGGAATCGGTTCGTGAAGAAGGGCAAAAGTGATTTTGCGCAGGATGCGACGGTCAAAGCCCACACCGTCACCATCCCCTCCCGGCCTTTCCTGCGCTCAACGCTCGATGCCAAGGCAGACGCATGGTGCGATAACCTCGCGGAAGCGTTGGAAGCCGGACGGACGCCGAAAGAGGCGATGCGGCTTGTGGGACGCCGCATGGCAGACGACATTCAAGCAACGATCAAGAGCAATATGCCCCCGGACAACGCCGAATCCACCAAGCGCCGCAAGAACGCCAAGGGCGCGGGAAAGGGGACGCTCATCGATTCCGGAAGCCTGCTCAAGTCCATCGATTACGAGGTAGTCAAAAGATGAATCTCCATGAACTTGTGCGTCCGCTTATCGGCATCGTGAACCCTTTCCAGTCGGTTGTGATTCTCGTCTCCACAGGCTTCACCATAAACGCGCAGTATGAGCAGGTCCCGGCATGGGCCCCTGCCGTGGAAGTCATGGCGCAGCCGCAGCCTGTCGCCGACAAGACGCTGCAATTCCTCGTGCAGCAGCGCCAGAACACGATCTGGCACGACTTTTATCTTTCAGGGGACTGGTCGGCCCTTGATCGGCCGGCGGAGCAGGGCGGCGATCTTCTCTACTGGGATGGCGCCGAGTGGCAGGTAGATCAGGTTCTGGAGCGCTGGAATCCCACGGCGGGCTGGACGAAAATCCGGTGCGTGAAGCTCAGGGAAATCGCGCCGCCGGAAGTCGGGGCCACGGAACCGCCCAAAGGGGGAGACGATGAGTGACGGCATCCTCGTGCAGGCCCTCGGAGACTTCTGCAAACGCTACCTCGGCGATTCCGCCGTTGTTGTGCGCGGCTATGTCAACCGCGTGAGCAAGCCGAAGACGAAAAGCTACGTGCTCGTCACCCCGATGACCATGACGCGCCTCTCGACGAACCTGCACCAGACCGAGTGCGGCGGAGAGGCCATCGTGCAGCCGCAGCGCCGCCGGGTGCAGCTCGATGTCTACGGCCCGACCGCCGCCGACCGTGCCCAGACGCTCGCAACGCTCCTGCGCGACGGCGTCGGGTGCCGCTTCCTGCAAACGTACGGGATTGCCCCCCTGTACGTCGAAGACCCGCAGGACATGACACAGGCGGAAGGGGACGAGCAGTACAACCCCCGCTTTATGCTCAATGTACTGATTCAAGCGAACCGCGTTGAACACGTTGAGATGGATACTTTTACCGACGCGGAACTTTCCGTGCATCCGCTGGCATAGCAAACACAGGAGGGCGCAATGAGCGTCAATGCCGACAAACTGGTTCAAATCATCCCCCGCATCATCGAGGGCGGCACGCCGGGCCTGACCTTCGCCGGGCTCATCCTTTCGCAGTCCGAGTTTTTGCCCGCAGGTCGTGTCGTGCAGTTCGCAAGCGCGCAGGCCGTGGCCAATTATTTCGGCTCGCTTTCGGAAGAGGCAAGCATGGCTTCCATGTACTTCTCCGGCTACGTGAACACGACGAGCCTCCCGGACAAGATCTTCTTTGCCCGGTACAACGGCGAGGCCGTGGGCGCATGGCTGCGCGGCGCGAAGTATACGGGCAATATCGCCGTGTTGCAGGCCGTCACCAACGGCGCGATGGTTATTTCCATCGACAACACGCCGCACACGCTTTCCTCCGTGGATTTGTCCGCTGCAACCAGCTTCTCGCAGGTTGCGGAGGCGATCCAGACCGCGCTCACGACGGCGGGCGCGACCGGGGCGAAGGTGACGTACTCCAGCCAGACTGGGGCGTTCCAGATCGACAGCCCGACGACCGGGGCAAGTTCCGCCGTGGCCTTTCCGACGCCGCCGGAAGCCGGGACCGACCTCGGCGCACTGCTTCTGCTCACCGAACAGTCCGGTGCCGTCCAGTCCGTAGGCATGGCTGGCCAGACGCTCCCCGACTGCATGACCAACGTGCTCCTGTACGCCCGCGATTGGGTGACGTTCTCCACGGTATGGGAGCCCGAGCTTGACGATAAGATCGCGCTCGCACAATGGTGCGCCGGGTATGACACACGTTTCGCCTATGTGATGTGGGATACCGACAACGCCGCGCAGGTCGCGGGTTCCACGGCCTCGGCGGGGTATCAGATCGCCAAGGTGCTCGAACTTGACGGGACGGTTCCCGTGTTCAACACGCCTGAGCTCGCCGCGTGGGTCATGGGCACGGCGGCCTCCATCAACTTTGAAGAGACGAACGGACGGCTCACATTCGCCTTCAAGCAGGGCGAAGGGCTTGCCGTAACCTGCGACAACGACGAGAACTATGATGCGCTGATCGCCAATGGCTACAACTGCTATGCGGACTTCGCCACGGCCTCCAGCCAGTTCAAGTTTTTCCAGAATGGGCAGGTTTCCGGCAAATGGGGCTGGCTCGACACCTACCTTGACGCCATCGCCATCAAAGACGGCCTCCAGCTTAACCTCCTTGATCTGTTCAAGGCCGTAAACTGCATCCCCTACAACGAGAGCGGCTACGGCATGATCCGCACGGCCTGCCTCGACACCATCACGCGGTTTCTCGACTTCGGGGCTATCCGCACGGGCGTGACCCTCTCGAACACCCAAAAGGTGCAGCTCCTCGCGGAAATCGGGCTGGACGTTTCCCAGACGCTTGAAACGCAGGGCTGGTACATGCAGGTCAAGGACCCCGGCGCGACCGTACGCGGACAGCGCCAGTCCCCCGAATGTAAATTCTACTACATGGACGGCGGCAGCGTGCAGCAAATCGTCATGCCCGCCACGGCCATTCAGTGATGAGGTAAAACATGGCTGACAACTTCGGCAACATGACGATTACAGCGGCAAATTGCACGCTTTTCCTGACGGTTCCCGGGCTCTACGACAGTCCCGTGCAGATCGAGGGGTTCAGCACCGACGCGATGGTCAGCGTCGCCACGAATACCCCAGTCGTCGCGGAAAAGGGCGTTGACGGGCATACCTCCTTTGGGTGGGTTCCGACAAACAAGGAAGTCACAATCACTCTCGCGGCGGACAGTCCGAGCCGCCAAATCATGGAAGACTGGGCGACGTATCAGGAAACCGCCCGGGAAGTGATGCTCTGCAATGCCGAGTTCGCCATGCCGAGCATCAACCGGAAGATCACCGGAAAACGGGGCGGCCTCACCTCCGTACAGTCCAGCCCCAACGCCGCTCAGACCTTGCAGGCGAGCGCCTTCGTCATCACCTTTGACCAGTGGACCGCGAGTCCGCTTTAAACCGTGGAGGCCGTCATGCTCAACGAAAAGATCATTGCCATCGACAAGGGCCGCGACGCCGGGAAGACCTTCAAGGTCAAGGAAATGCCCGTCACCAAGCTGGAAAAATGGGCCGCCCGTGCGCTGCTCGCCGTCTTCGGTTCCGAGATGCCCGCCGACATCCGAACGCTTTCAGCGTCATCGAACACCGCCGCGCTGCTTTCCGCCGGGCTCCGGGGGCTCTCAGGGCTCCGGTGGGAACAGGCAGAGCCGCTCTATGACGAGCTTCTCGGGCAGATCTATCGCGTCCCGAACCCCCACAAGCCCGATGATGCCATCAGGCTTACTCCGCAAAACCTCGACGCCCATGTCGAAGACGTGGGCACGATCTATCGTTTGCGTTGGGAGGCCATCGCCGTCTGTCTGGATTTTTTGCATGGCGGCGAGGGCTTGACCTCCCGCCTGTCGCAGATCCTCAACCCCTCGGGCTCCGGGACTACGCAAACCTCCCCGGATGCGTCGGCATCCCGGTAAGCCGGAACCTCGCAACGCTGCACGAGATGCAGACAGTGTACGGCCTGTCCGATGCCTACGAGATGCTAGAAATCATCGCCGTGGACGGCCATAACCAACGCCTCTGGAGCAAATTCCATGAACGCAGGTGAACTCGTTGTCAGCCTCTTGCTGAAAGCAGGGGATTTTAAAGCGCAGGTGCAGTCCGCACAGGAGCGGCTGGACGGCGTGCAGGCCGCAGCCGTTGACGCGGGGCGCGCGACATATGACGCAGGCGTCAAGGGGGCCCAAGGTCTTGGCCAGTCTGCCGATGCCGCCTCTTCGTTGCAAGCCGCCTTCGAGGAAGCCGTGCAAAAAGGCCGCGAAATCAGCGAGGTGACGAAAGAGTATCAGCGGATGCGCGAGGAGCTTATCCGCACCGGAGCGGCAAAAGAACGTCTTGAGGCCCTTGATGATGCAGCGAAAAAACTGGGCGTTTCGCTGGAAGACGCGGCGGACAAAGGCGCGTTTGGCTTTGAACGGCTCAAGAGCGTGGCAGCGCAGGCCCTCGCCGTCATCGGCGGCGTCTCCATCCTGAAAAGCTCCATAGCGCAGTATTACGAGCAGGCTCAGGCTATCGAGAAGACTTCGGACGCGCTCGGCATGAGCATTGAAGACTGGCAGGCATGGCAACGGACGGCAGCCGCCGCCGGGGTTGACGCCGAGGAACTTTCGACTCGGTTTATGGATCTGGGCGACTGGATGCAGGATCTCATTTTGCACGACTCCGGGCCGCTTAAGGACGCGACCAAAGACCTGGGGGTGAGCTTCACGGATGCGAAAGGGAAGGCCGTTTCCTTTGAAGAAGGGCTTCTTCGGCTTTCCGACGCCACGTCAAAAATCGACCGCCAGAAGGCGACCTCGATCCTCACGCAGATCGGCTTCGACGAAAAAACCATCCCGCTCATCCTCAAGGGCCGCAAAGGGATTGAGGAGCTTCTGAAAGTCCAGAAGGCTCAAGCCATCTACAGCAAGCAGGACATCGAAAACGCGAAGAAGCAACGGGAGGCGCAGCAGCGGCTCAATGACGCATGGGAGGCCATCTCAGCCCTTTTCGCCAGCACCGTCTCCCCTGCGATCACGTTTTTGACGAAACTGCTCGGCGATCTCCTCGGGTGGGTGAAAGAAAACAAGCAGTTCGTGATCGTCTTCTTTACGGCGTTAGCCGGGGTCATTACGACGCTCATGCTCCCGGCGTTGAGCGCGATGGCGACGGCGGCATGGGCTGCGATTGCGCCGTTTACGCCGTTGATTGCGGGCATCGGCGCGATCGCGCTGGTTGTCGACGATCTCATTACCTACATCAAAGGCGGAGAATCTGCACTTTCCGGGCTCTGGTCGATGTTCGGAACTGGCGATGAAATCGGGGCTCGTTTCAAGGCTATTTGGGAAGGCATCAAAAGTATCCTCGGGGGCGTCTGGGATGCCCTTTCGGGGGTCGCCAAGCTCTTCAACTCCGTTCTTACACTGGACGGAAAAGGCGTTATCGAAGCCCTCAAAACGATCTGGGGAGGCATCTCCAAAATCAATGATGTGCTTGTCGAAATGCTGAACTGGGTAGCCCAGAAGCTCTACAATTTGCTTCCCGACTGGATCAAGGATTGGCTCGGCGGCGATGAGTCTTCGCGCCCGGAAGAAACGAAGGCCGAAGCCAAGCCCGGCGGCGTCGCCGATTCGATGCGGGTTGGTGATGTCCGCCCGTCTATTCTGCCGCCGCAGGTGCGCGCCGGGGATGCGCGTCCGGGAAACGTGAGCAACGTCAACAATTCGCGTCAGATGACGTCAACCACCAATGTGGGTGAGGTCAAGGTCTACACGCAGGCTACAGATGCGGAAGGGATGGCCCAAGGAGTGGTTCCGGCACTTCGTAATCAAACCGCGCAAGCAGACAGCGCATTCGGGTACTGACATGGCATTCGGCGCGCTCCCACCGGGACAGCCCGGCAACTGGTCGATTTTCGATAAAGACGGCGCCAAGGCCCTCGACTTCGACACATTCTTTTCCTGCTCGATCAAGGCCGAGAACAAAATCAGCTCCAACCCCGTCGAGAAAGGGAGTTTCGCGGATTACAACAAGGTCGCTTCTCCCACGGCGGTGTCGGTCGTGCTGGGCCGCACGGGGAAGAGCGACGAGCTTGCGGCGTTTCTGACGGCGCTGGACAAGCTGGCGGAAAGCACCGACCTCGTGAGCATCGTCACCCCGGAAAAGACGTTTCTCGACTACAACCTCGTCTCCTGCGACTACGACCGTAAGGCCGAAAACGGTGTGGACAGGCTGCTTGTAGGGCTCATGCTGCAAGAGATCCGGCAGGTCGAGCCGCAGTACAGCAACGAAACGATAAAGCCAATCAGTAAGGCGCAGGCAAAGAATCCGACCGACGCAAGCACCACGGATGCCGGGAAACAACAGGGGCAGACGACGCAAAAAAGCACACTGAAAAAGATGGGCGAGGGGATTTTCGGATGATGACCGTACCGCTCCGACAGGAGCCGAACCAGAGCCTCCAGATTGTGCTTGGGGAACAGAACTGCACCCTCCGGTTTATCTCCCGAGGCGTGAACCTGTACTGCGACCTTGCCATTGACCAGACGGTCATCTGGTCTGGGTTCATCTGCCGTAACCTCGTCGGCTTGAAGCTGTACGACTATCTCGCCTTCCGGGGGCAGCTCTACTTTGTCGATATGCAAAAGGAAGAGGATCCGCACTGGTCGGGCCTCGGTGACCGATTCCAGCTCGTTTATGTCGAAGAAGGGGAAACGCTGTGAATACGAGTTTCACCAAAAAGCTGCTTGAAGCGCACATCACGCTCGCTGAGGGCGGCTTCAACACGGCTACCGGGCAAGGTGCGAACACCAAGATCATCCGGCTCGGCATGGATGTGGACATCCAGAAGCCGGGCGGGAAAGAGAAGAACAAGGCCAAGGTCAAGATTTTTAATATGCCCTTGGCGGATATGGAAACGCTGACGACGCTGGCGTTCAAGCCGTTGCAGGCGTCGAAAAACCGCATTGCCGTGTACGCGGGCGATGAAGAGCACGGGATGTCACTAGCATTCTCCGGCGATATCGTGAGCGCCGTCCCGAACTTCAACGCGGCGCCGGACCCTTCTTTCGACGTCGAGTGCATCACGGGATACGTCGCCAGCATCACACCCGTGCCGCCGTTGACGGCGCAGGGCTCGCAGGACGTATCCACGCTCATGCAGGGGTTGGCAAAGCAAATGGGGCTCGCTTTCGTCAACAGGGGCGTGTCCGTTTCCATTCGCAATGTCGCTATCGTCGGGGGCCCGATGGAACAGGCGCAGCAGCTTGCCCACGATGCCCGTATTGACCTCATCGTGGACGATGGCGAGATGGTCATCTCCCCGCTTGCGACGCTTCGCAGCGATGACGGCGGCTCGACGCCCGTCTGGTCAGCGAAAAGCGGGATGATTGGCTATCCGAGCTTCGATAACGAGGGCGTGACGGTGAAAGGCATCTACGAGCCGAAGCTCCAGCTTGGCGGCCCGGTGCGCATTGAGAGCATCGTCCCCCGCGCGTCCGGCCTCTGGCAGATCGTAAGCCTGAGCCACAAATTGCAGGCAGGCTATCCCGGCGCAACGCAGTGGGTGAGTCAGGTCAAGGCAAGCTATCCCGGCGCGAAGCCGAAGAAGGACAAGAAATAATGCAGGGACAACGCGGCCTCTCGACAAATTCCAGCGAGTACAACGCGCAGGACTTCATGATCAGCCAGATGCTCGGACGCATCGCAACGGCGGAACCCGTTCGCGTGGTCGCCGTCTCCGGCTCGGGCGTCTCCCCGGTGGGCTTCGTCGACGTGCAACCCCTCATCAACTTGGTGACGGGCGAACAGAAGGCGCAGGAGCAGAGCGTGCTCTTCAAGCTCCCGTACTTGCGTATCCAGGGCGGGAAAAACGCCCTCGTCATCGACCCGCAGCCGGGCGACATCGGCCTAGCCGTCTATGCTATGCGCGACACGGAATCACTCAAAGAGAGTCGGGGCGCGGACGGGAACGTCAATCCGGGGTCAGCCCGTGCCATGAGCAAAGGCGACGGCTTCTATCTTGGAGGCTTCTTGAACGCCGCACCGGAACGCTATGTCATGGTCGACGACGAGGGCGTCACCATCGAAGGAGTGGCCAAACTGACGATGCACGGTAACGAGTCCGTCCTGACGGCGGAAAGCGGCCTCACCATCAACGCCGACGTGCGCATCAACGGCAGTATCACATGGACGGGCACGGCACAGGGCGCCGGCGGCCCGGCCCGGTTCTCCGGCGGCCTCACGAATGCGGGCGGCACGGTTGAGAGCAACGGCAAGGTTTTGGAAACCCATGTTCATACCGGGGTCGAGCCCGGCTCCGGCATATCCGGACAACCACAGTGAGGTAAGGTTTATGCCTGATTTTCAGTACCAGCCCCCGACAGGACCGCTGTCCGGCAGCGAATTCGAGCGACAAACCACACGGTTCTTTCAGCAAGTGCAGGGAGCCGCAGACGCAGCACAGTCTACCGCGATAGTTGCGCAGAACACGGCAAACGAGGCACTTGAGCGTGCCACAGCCGCAAACCTTGTCGATGGGAAGACCACGCAGGCCGACGCGGGCGGCGTGATCACCGCGAAGGACGTGGCGATTG